CTAAGTCAACGTCACCACCTGTACTCGGTAATGTTAAAGTATTTGATGCACTTTCTGAGTGTGGTGCAGCTTGAAGTGTTTGTGCGTGTGCATTACCTGATTCACAATAAAACTTTATCTGTGACCTTGAACCTGAGTTCTTTAGGTCAATCAATCCTGACTCAACACCTACGTTACCATCAAGTAAAACTTGTCCTGAACCTTTTGGTGTTATTTTCAAACTAATATTTGTATCACCACCTGTTGCAGATAATTCAGGTGCATTGCCTGTTGCAGCATTTGTTACATCAAACTGATTGACTGCAGAAGCAGTTGTTTGGAATATAATCTGCTCATTACCATTTTCGTCTGCAATAAAATGTGCATCATCAATAAGTATATTATGTGAATTAGTATCTAAATTACCACCTAGTTGTGGAGTAGTATCTTCTACTACGTTAGATATGGCAGCACCTGATACTGCTAATCCTGATACGATTGTGCTTCTGGTTATTTTCTTTAGACCACCACCTGAAGTGTCTACTGCTAAAAACACATCATCGTTTGCTACTGTAGATATTTCAGATAAGTCACCGACTGCTAAAGAGTTAAAGTTTGTTCCGTCTGCAATAAGTAAGTTACCTGCAGTGTTCGTACCCATAGTAATGTCATCACCTGCAACTGTTAAGTCGCCTGTGATACTAAGGTTTCTAAAACCACTTACATCTTTATTAGAATCAACAACTACTGCTTTACTAGCTTCAACTGTTCCTGCTGTAGATACATCAACATAATTAAGCTCTGTTGTGGTAGCAGTAACACCATCAAGTAGATTTATCTCTGCAGCAGTTGATGTTATTGCAGTGCCACCCAATGTCAGTGATCCTGATATATCTAAGTTACCATTTAAGTCAACCGTTGTGGCCGCAAGCTGTATCTCTGTGTCTGCTACAAGGTCGAGTTGTCCATCGGTACTCGAATTGATGTATATAGCTGTATCTCTGAATTGTAACTTCTCTGTAGAAGCAACAAGTATGTCGTCACTAAACTCAAAATAATCCTCATCTTCCATCCATTTAAGGACACCATCAGATGTTTCACCATCAAATGTAATTGTTATATCTGTTCCTGCAGTTCCTGCACCAAACGTAAGCGTGTTGCCTAACAGCTTAGTTATAGGGCCACCCTCGTTGGCTGTGCCATCGTGAGTGTGTCCTGTACTCGCTTGGAAGGCTGCTAATAACTGATTGAACTCATCATTGGTATGAGCCGCAGTTATAACGTCTCCGTCAGTGTAAGAAGATTGTCTTGTGTAGGTTGCTCCCATTTATCTTCTCGCTCCTAGTTGATACTCTAACTGAAATCCTTTTAACGAATAAGGTGCAGTTGTTCCCCCATCATTCACTCGTAAGGCTACTGCAAATCCAGATCCTTCTACTGGTTGTCTTACAAGAGGTTGTGATGAACCACCATAGGTGGGTGTTCCGTAAACGGCTGTGCCATAAATCGCTGCTATATCTGATGAATCAAGAGGATAAGCTGCAGGTCGTGCCGAGTCTTTACTTTCGTAATCATATCTAACAAATAAGTCTGCATCGATAGATGATTCAGGTGCATAGTTTATTATTACCCTTTGCATGTTTTTTCGTATCCCCGGATCATTCATTGTAAGATCTGGACTACGGTATCTTCCGTTTATAGCTGTGCCATCAAAATCGTTGCCTGACTCTTGTCTGTATACAAATCCATCTCCTGATCCGTGTAACGCTATCACGTTTCCTGAAGATACAAATGTGTCTGTAGATGTTGGTCTAATGCCTTTTATCTCCGAGAACTCAAACTGTTGTCCTCTAAGAACACAGATCACACCCTCTGTAGAGTTTTCTGCAACAGTCGATTTTGTAAAAAATATTCTGTACTGTGTTTTGTTTGGTATAACTATGGATGTAAAACTACCTGAGTCAGATAAATTAGCATCAAACAAACTTTGCACGTTAGAACTTATTGTACCCAACTCAACGTCACCAATTCTTGCAGTACCTGCGATGGTACGTAGTCCATCAGGACCTAAGAATATAAGGTCACCTGCAAATTCTTGTATGGTCTGTCCGTTTACACAGCCTATGTTTCTTGTTACAGGTTTGACTGCAAAGTCAGATAGTGATGACCCAGTAAGTTGAAATATTCTGTTTTCACAAAAGATAAATAAGTTATCACGGAATACCTTGAGTCCTGTTATAACATCATCAACCTTGATGCTACCTGCACCAGATCCACTACTAAACGCATCTTCATCAAACGGTTGGCTAAATACAACTTCTTGTGGTGTGCTTGATTTGCCTGCATAGAACATGTGATCTTTAAACGCAGTCACGAACTTTGCACCAGATACAGAACTTTCACTTACATCTGTTGCAGTAAATGATGAGTTAAACACTGTCGGTGCATTTGCACCATCTGCAACAATCAACTTGTCGTTGCCATCAAAGTTAAATCTTTGGAATGTATATGTTCCTGCACTACTTCTACCAGTGTCACGCTCTGTCCAACTTGAACCACCGGGGGTAGCACTAAATATCTTTTCACCCCTCGCTGCAACAACACTTGATCCAAACGTTGCGACCATCAAGACTTCTTCACTTGATGAGCTTGTTTGTGGTACAACTGCTGTTACGTATTTGCTGAAGCCAGTTATTCTTCTGTAGCCACCTTCGATGTCAGGTTCAAAGTTAAGAAGTTCAAGTGCTTGACCGGGTTTCATTATAAATGTCGATTGGTTAAGGACTAACCCACCCTCACATACAAATGGAAACGCACCTGTCTGACTTAACTCTGGCATTAGACGGCTCTCATATATAGTTGTTTGTTAATTAGTTCTACACGCATACGTTTGATTGATCTTTCAAACTGCATCTGTGCAAGTTGTGCGTTTTGCACTTCGCCACGTAAAGTAAACGCATAATACTTTGCTCGTTCTATTATTACGTTTTCAAATCTTTCAGGTATAGACGACTCATCTGTCGCACTACTTAACGCTGTGTGTGTGGCATAATAGTAATATTTTACGGTGTATGTACTTTTATCAGGCACAGGAGACAGACCAATATTATTCTGTGGATCTTCGTAAACATACACTGGTATGGCTCGTGAATTACCTGTTGGATCTGTATCTCTTTCGTGATAATTGTCAAGATACTCACTGTAAGTTAAAAACTCAAGTGTAATTTCTTTCTTGTCTGCAGCTTCAAGAAATGTAAAGCTATCAAAGTCTACAGTCTTTGTGTTTGTTGTGCTTAATGCAGATCTAGTGTAAAGACGTGTGCCTGCAGTAGTTGTAAAACTTTTGTTAACGACTGTAAAGGGCCACTCGGTATCTGCATTTATTATGTCATCTATTGCACGATTAACGTAATCTTTTACTGCAGTTTGTATACCTCTTGATGAAGAAAAGTTAGAGCTTGTTAGCTCTACCTCGTTTAGATCTCTTAGTACGTTGTTGATTAATAC